GCCCCGTTTGAGTCAGCTTTAATGGTAGGAAGGGTTACCGCGCCGTCAGCATCATTGACCTCAATCATACGGCCAGCATGGTCATCAAAAGTAAGGGTGGTTTCAGCAGTAATGTTTACTACCGCATCTGGACCCGCTGTAATAAAACCGCGCCGAGAGCGGACGGGACCGGAAAAAGTTGTTTTAGCCATAAAATCCTCCTGTCGTGGCTAGTGTCGGCACAAGATATGCCGTCAGGGATTATAAGAATATAAACCAAAATAAAAGGGGCGGCAATAGCCGCCCCTTTCGTTCGAGACAAAGAGTGTGCTTACGCAGCGCCCGCTGTACCGAAAACGCAACGCCAATCGGAGACACCGAAAGAGTAACGCTCACGCGCTTTAAAGCGCATGTTACCCGTATCAAAGTCGCCTTCCATGGCAGTTTTCAGCGGAGAACGGTTAAAGAATTTGAAACCGTTCGGAGCATCAGTCTTAACAAAGAAAGCATCCGTGTCGGTGAGGAAGTGGTTTACCACCGCACCTTCAGGAAGCATCCCCATGGACCTAACTGCGTTGATGTCATTGTCAGCCGTACCGCTACGCAGGTTGCTGGCAATTACACGCTCCGCAACAAATTGAAGTTCTTTTGGAATGATGAGTTTCATACCACGAACAGCAATCTTCAAACCACGCTCGTCAGTCAGACCAGCAATATCAATCAGCATTTGCTCCAAAGAGGTCTCGTTGAGATCCGAAGCAGTGCTAAGTTGGTTACGCTGGTTGCCCGAAAGAGATGGGTGAGCAGAAGAACAGAGTGCTGCTCCGTCACCAATCGCTGACGCGCCTGTGCTGAAAGCGTTGTTAAGAATTGCAGCAGCTTTGATCTGCTTGGTTTGAGCCATCGAACGAGCAAGAGCTTTAGTGTACCGGCTAGCAAGCCGATCATAAAGATTGTCCTCAATAGCCTCTTCCGTGATTGAGAAAGCCAGAGCAATCGTTTCGTGCGTGTAACGAGCAGTATAAGTTTCCTGCGCGTCATCGAACGTAATTGCGCCACCTTCGTTTTTCACGGGAGCAGTTGAAAAGCCGCCGAGCATTACCTCTTCTTCAAAGGCGCGGTCCGAAGACTCCTCCTCAAAGATTTCGGAATGCTCTTGTTCGTAGCGGTCATATTCCAGACCAAAAAGAGCATTAAGTCCGGGCTCAAGCTCTTTCGCTAATTGTGCGCGAGAAATAGCCATTTTATGCGCCCTCCTTAAATGCCGGTGGAATCAGCAGTGGTTTGGGAATCAAACCGCCGTGATCCAGCGTTGAAGTGAGCGTTCAGCCGCACAATGAGAGGGATACCCGCCGCTGCGAAATCGCTGTTAGCCTCATCGTCAAGGATACCAACAATACGAAGTGGAAGAGTAGCCGTCGTCGCAATAGTGCTTACACCGAGCGCCGAGTTAGAACGTCCCGTATCGTCAGATCCGGTACGCGCTGAAGTGCCGAGGGAAGCGTTCGCAAAGACCGCAGTTAAAGCAGTAGCACGGTCAGTAAGAGACGCATCACTAGCGACCTTAAACAGTTGGTTCGGATCATCAGCAACGAGAGCTTTGACAGGATGATTTGTGTCAACGCTAATCGCGGCAGAACCGGGCCAATGGTTAAGGAAAGTAGTTTTCTTCGTCACTGAGTCCACGTACTCACACCCCATCATCACGCCGAGCGCTTGAGTCGTACCGCCATCTGTAGCGCCAGCTTGGTCAATTACGCCACCAGCAAGAGGAACGACAATAGCGCCATTGTAAATGACGTTGGTGTTATTTGACGCAATTTCATAGGTCGTAAGACCTGTAGAATTTGCGGCAGAGCCGACTAGACCAATAGGACGAAGACCGAAGGCAGTTTCTTGGTTTGCCATTTTAGGTACTCCTAAAGGAGGTGACCCTTATTTTTTAGAGCCACCAAAGGTTACACGAGATTGACGATCAGGTCGGTCAATCGTCATCGTTGAGTGTGCATTCTCGCGCATCATATCGTGGTCTACTGCCTGCATCTGGTCAGCACTTCTTTGATTGAAGTACTCCGTCCGCTCTTTAATAGTCTCCACGGGAATCCGTGCAAGAAGCAATCCTCCAACGCCAAATACCCCCTCGTATTTTCCGTTATCAATAACGGGTGCCTCGAAGTCTGGATACTCGTCTGAACGGACAAGTTCCCAACCTTCTCTGAGTTTAGCGCTGATGTTCTTGCGGTCATCAAAACCACGAGTTTCAGCCCTAATCCAGCGGTGTTTGTAACCGTCTGGTGCGGGTGGTGCATCTAACATTGATGGTGGAGCCCACGGCTTACGCCTAGTCGTAGAACTCCGGCTCTTTTTAGCGCGAGGGGTACGATCCGAGGAAGTACCTTGAGTAATTTTTTCTTCTCTCATCTCTCTACTCCTTCACGTATTTCGCGTATTCTTCTAGCGGCACACCCAATTTTTTAGCCATCGTGACCTGGGTAGGGGTGAGTCTAACCTGCTTTTTACTGCGCCCAGTTGCGGACCTGTTAACTGAGGCAACCGTCTGAGCGGGACGTTTGCTTTTTGATCCGTTACCAAACTTATGAGGAAACGCTTCCTCCATACGTTTGTCTAACTCACTATAGTACTCATCGCTTGATGGGTCAAATCCTTCATCTTCGATGAGTTTCTTATGTATTCCAAAAGCGGCATACGTCATGGTCTCATCAGACCCAAACCACTCTCGTTCAGCAGCCCAAGATTCCGCTTTTGGATCAGGCTTACGAGGCTGTGCTTGTTGGGGAGCCTGCTGCATCTGTTGCCGTTGAAGCTCTGCATGCTGTTTTTGCATTTCAACTTCACGTGCAGCCTGAGACGCTCTATCTGCTTGAATAGCTAAGGCCGTAATCTTTCTGTTTGCTTCTACAACAGCCTGAGTGTCTCCAACCTCTATAGCGTTCTTTAGGACGTTTTCAGCGGACTCTAACTCACTCTGGACTCGACCACTAAATTCAGTAACGTAGTTACTGTCCATAGTATCAAGCTTAGATTTTAACGCCGTGGACTCCTGTTGAACTTGTCCTGCGTACCGCAAAGCCTCTTCTCTTTCGCGCTCCGCCTGACGCATTTTTTTGGTCAGTTGGTTAATTCGCTTTTGCGTCGCATTAGAGGCTTTCTCAAATTCATCTTCAGTGGCCGCCTCTTGTCCGGTCACCTCAACAACAGCGTCGTCTGACGCCTCTTGTTCTTCCACCTCAACCGATACCTCGGATTCAGTGTCCTCATTCTCAATTACGAGATCTTCGTCAGCCATGTTTCTCTCCTACATATGTAAAACGTCATCAGGTTCAGAGATGGTTGCCAAAACCTCATCATCATTGAGTATTCGGACTTCACCACCGTCTATCTTAAAGCGTGACCCTGCATAACGCGCAAACATCACCCAATCACCTTTCTGGCACCAAGGACTGTCAAATTTATCGGGGTCCTTGTATGCAAGAGAGCCAACCTTTAAGACGTATCCAACCTGGGTTGCGACTTGGTTTTCTTCAACAACTTGATCTGGGAGGTAAATACCGCCCTCTGTCTTTCCTTTACCACGGTAGGGAAGCACAATTATGCGCCAACCAGTTGGTTCCGGTACTCTGTCAAGTATGCTTTTACTTAGAAGAGAAGGATCAAGAACACGATCCTCCGTTTTTACATACGCCGAAGATATATTTTCGGCTTCTGCCTCTGATGTAGAGGCTTTTTTGTCTTTCGACTTAGTCATCTGCATGCTCCTGTTTCTCTAGCAGGCTCTTGAGTTCCTGATCTATGTACTCTAGGGCTCTTAACATGCCCATGAGTTCACGGTAATGCTCCATGTCCTTGACTTCTCCGTATTCGAGAGTGTCTAAAACAACGGAACGCTTTTCTTTTATCAGACGAAAGGTTGCTTCTGCAAGAAATATCTCATTCATTCTTATAATTATCCTTTTTTAGAGGATATATGAGAACGAGCCTTAGACATGGCCCTATTCCCAAACCAAAAAGCTATTATTGCAGAGAAAATAGCTTGAGTTTCGTCGTCCCAAGCAAGTTGTACGGCTGTTACCCAATCAATATTTTGATTGGAGATCATAGCGTAGACCAAAACGCCCTTAACAGACGCAAAAGCTATGAAGAAAAGGTAAGTAAGAACAGGGCGGACACTACCCCTAAGAGCGTTGACAAATCCGCCAGCGTCAATGCTTCGATCATGCGCGTAAAGACCTTTCGTTTCTTCTATTTCGGCTTGAGCATCTAATTCTTGTATTTTTAGGGTAGAAAGTTGCTCTGCATACTTAGCTTTAGCCTCAATTATCGCTAATTCTTGGGCATTAGCTTGTTTTTGCTTAAAAAATCCCAGAACTTCAGGTACAATGGACGTTCCAAACCCTAAAAGGGTTCCTAAAAGACTTATCATGCTTACCTCCAGAAGCTTTTAATGTAAAAAATTACTTTTTCCGGGCCATAAAGGCGGCTGCACCAAAATAAGCGCTAACCACACCCGCCATACCTATGTAGAAAAGGCTAAAAAGGTCCCCTAGGGCCTTAATGCGGGAGTCTGGGAAGATAGGTAGGAAAACAAGAGCCGTAAAAACAAGCATGGATATCATTGCAATCCACGCCATACGACGCTGAGAGTCCTGTTTCAACAGGTCACTGCTTGCCTTCGCAGCTTGTATCTCAGCGTCTGAGACGACACCGTCGTTGTCGGCGTCTAATTCTCTACGTTTTGGGCTCATCCGCAGGCAATATAACTACCGCCGCCGGTAGCCTTACCCATACCACGAGCCGTAGCCCTTTTCATGGTTGTCGGGACCTTTACGTCTTGGGACTTACCATAAGGAACACGGCCTTGACCCTTAATGTCCGCATACTCAACGGCTTTTTGGGGGTTACCGGGCTTGTTCGTGACGATCTTTACTGAAGCCATTACTGCCTCCTACTTTGCTGTTGTTTAAGAATTTCCCGTTCCATTGCGGAATTAATCCTAGCGGCTGTCTGCGCCTCTTGACTTTGAAGCCGCTGGTTAAATTGTTGGTTCCGCATCTCCATTCCTGCCTGCTCAAGCTGAAGTTTTGCCTGATCCAGAGCGGCGTCGCTTTGTTCGGACTGCGCTTTAATCTGAAGCTCTTGCTCCTTGAGTTGAACAAGCGGATCAGGTCCTTGGCCTTGGTTTGCCACTTGCTGACTGAGTTGTTTAAGCGTCTGCATACCTTGAGCGATAAGTTGCGCCGTCAAGCTTTCTATTTGTAGCATCTCTTCTTCATTCAAAGGCTGCCCTTGGCGCTGACCTACCTGCTGTAGATACTGAACCATAGCTTGTTCAGATGCTTCAATACGCACATGCTCCATAATATGTTTCTGAAGCGACACTGCTATCTGCGGTGCGGCACCTACCATGGGGGTAGAGCCAAAGACCATGTGTGCCATAATGTGTGCCTGATGATCCTGTCCCTCGAAAGCTTTGAGCGGCACCATGTCTAAGGCGTTTATGTTTTCTTGCGCTGGATCTAAAGGAGACGGATCTTCCTCAATATTGCGGCGCAATATCTTGTCTACGTCACGAACTCCTAGCGCCTCATACATGTCACGCAATACTTCGTGCATGTTGTGCATTTCTGGAGCGGCTTGAGCTAACTGTAGTTTTGTCTGCGCTAACGCAATCCGCTGTGCCTGACTAAAGATGTTTGGATCAGAGACAGGGATAACGTCCACACGCTCGTCAAAATCTTCTGACATAACGGACGCATCCGCACCTTCAACAGTGTACGGATAACTCTGCGGCAAGTAGTCTGCAATAACTCCAGATAACAAACGTAGCTCTTGACGTAGGGCATAGTGCATCCGCTTGTGTACAGCGGACATAATTCTTGAGCCCTGTTCCAACAATGCAACCGTCGTTCCTACAGCAGCCTGTTGGTTACCGTCCCCAACCTTCATGTCTGTAATTGTGGCAAAGCGACGGCCTGCGTCCACCACAAAACCAAGAAGTTGGAACAGCGTCGAGTCTGGACCCTTGAAAGGTAGAGGCATCAGACTGTCGGATAACCGACCACCGGGCGCGTCTACGTCTCTAAACTCACCGGGCTGGATGGGATCATCATCATCCCTAATCCGCATGCCACGGGCCTTGAAACCAGCAGGCAGATTGGAGAGAGTGCCAGCGTCGATAAGTTGACGGAGCGCCGCAGTGGCCGTCCGGGAAAGGCCACCGATGGTGTGTATTAAACCTAACCCGTAAAAGCCAAACCCTGGCAAGAACTTGTAATGCACAAAATACTGTATCTTTTTACGAAGTTCATCATCCTCGCGGTAGTTGCGTCGGATGGACAGGACTTGATCGTTGTCTAGGGACAACGTGACTATATACGGGATCTTAATACCAGTTGGTTCACCATCTTCGTCAGTATCTTCGTACCCCTCTAAATCCAAATCAACATGACACTCAAGGATAGAGCAGTCGTAATCAATTTGAGACGGGGTTGAGCCGTCAATCTTATCTATCTCATCTTGTACGCTATTTGTGTCGGGGGTCCCTGGTACGACAGGAACGTCCCTGTAGAAGCCTGCAATTTGCAACTTGCGTAAGTCGTTCAAAGACATTTTTACGACTTGCGAGATGTTGGGGCATGTCTCTAGGTCAGACGTATCGTAAGGCACCACCAAGTTTTCTGCGGGAACAAAACGGCTAACCGCACGTCCCAGCATTTCGTCATAGTACACTTTCTTAAAGGTAGAGCCTGCAAGCGGCAGATAGAAGAGCATCTGATCAAACTCAGGGGTATACTCCTCCATCACGTCCGTGATGTAGTAGTTCATAAATTGTTGTACGCGCTGGGCTTGCTTTTCTTTGTCGGTGGTCTCTGCGCCGAGGACTACGCCCCTAACCGGACCACGCGCCGGAAGCATTTCATTAAAAGCTTGCGCTTGAAACTGAGTCGCAGCTTCCGCCAGCAGCGGGTGCGTGACACCCGTCGCACCACGGAAAGGTTGCGTCCTTTCGTCGTAAGAAAATCCCAGCAATTCCAAACCGTCAGCATAAGCATCTTCCCACTCCTGTCGGCCAGACTTATTAGCTTCAAATTCATCAAGAAGCATACCAGAAATAGCGCCTAGCTCTGAGTCCGAAATGTCTTCTGCTAGGTTAGAAAAAAATTCACCGCTATCCGGGCGCATTTCTTGCGG